CGTCCATCGAATTTTGACAAGTCAGTATTCAGCACATGCTTGGCTTTGGCGCAGATGGCGGCTACACGCTCAGCCACCTGCTTTGGTGTACGACTAAATGCATACCATGACAATTTCTTCATAGCTGCTGCAACAGCATACGTGAATGAACTATACTCATATTTGTCTTTGCCGTTTATTGTTGCAATTGGTCGTGGTGGTGATACCTTCTGATAAGCTTCTTTCTTCATAAAACTTTTAACTAATGTACTAACTATATCTAAGAAAGAGGCTTCTTCGGTTATTCGACGCTGTTCTGGTCGTGCCAAATGTTCCATGATGAAATCATGGTCCACAGGTAACATCGGGCCCAACGCAGCGGACATCAAAGATCCGAATTCACTAGCATACTTAATGTCCTTAGTATCTAGTGTATCAGCAGGTTTGCGGAGATCAGTGATCCTTCCTTTCACCATGGCTTTGTCATTCTCAATGCATTGACTAGGCGCATAGGCATCAGGTAATAAGGGGTTCATGAATGCCGTAATTGAGGGTTTTTCGTCCATGTGGTATGAAGGTTTGATGACATAATTATTAATGGCATCTGCACCTTTTACGGACCGTGCAATGAAACGCTCGAAATCAGGTTCAACTGAACGATGATAATCAACAAGTAAGATAGCCTCTTGATTCGTTATCTTGAAAGTTTCATCCAAGCCTTTTACTTGGAATCCGCTCAATTTTGAGTCTGAGCTATTAACAATACTTGAAAGTGCATTATCATCAATCACTGGGATTGTGGCTGACAAGAAACCACCCACACGTGATGTACTAATGTAGTGGACAGGCGTCTCATCTTTGGCTGGAAGGGTCATTGTGTCTAAACGCACAAAATCACCTTGCACCGGTTTGAGGTATTCCAGATCATTACCTTTAACAAACGCGGATAAAATGCATCCGAGCAGCCCGAATTTGACTAAGGGGTTAAGTGAGATAAGCTGGTGATGAGCATCAATTTGTCTTTTCTCCACAGTAAAGTATGACTTACCATAAGTGATTCCGAAAATCTTCTTACGCATAGTTAAACAATCGTGCGAATAATCATACACCTTGTGCTCATAAAAACCGTTACCTGTCACCTGATAACGTACAACGTTGTCTTTTGTAAAACAAAAGCTGTAGTCACGCTGGGTGTCAGCGGTCTTTGATGGTTGGAAAGTATAAAGAATGGTCGGTAAGAAATTGTCATGCAAATAACCAGGTAAATCATTCATGTGTTCATCGACGTCGATCATCACTATGGCTGAGTTTTTGGTTGGTTTACCACGACGAACTTCTGCGTTGAAATCTTTCGACCAATGCATTGTACGTTCACCGTCGCGACCTGCTCGTTGGTCCGATGCCGACATGGAAACATAAAATGGTGTGCGTTTCATCAAGTATGCATATTGCTCAGCGGCAGAGGACGCTGCAGAACGGTCTGCAGCGGCATGCGGGTGAGTATGGCCAGGAACAAGGGTGCGGGGTGGAATAACCACATCCGTAAAAAGTGATCGATTATGTCCATTTAGTTTTTCAACACGTGCAAAATCAGCTGCATATTTGCATGATTTTAAGTCCTTGTAGAACTTCACTGCCGCGCCGGTAATGGCAGAGGCAGTGCTACAAATGGTGATAATTTCAATGATTAACATAATCG